ATAACGAGATTCGGTCGGTTCGTTAGTGCCGCACTAGGCAACGCTAGGATCTGTTTTTCGCGGTCGAATAGAAACTCGGGCGAGACATAACGATAGTCTCGGTTTTTCACCGATTGTGCGCCGTTCGGTGTCCAATCCACGCGGCCCCATAGCGAGCCATTGTCGCGGATCTCAAATTGAGTAAACCAACCGGCGGCCGGGGCAGGTATATCCGACCAAGTTTTCGCCGAGGCATGCTCCCAATCGAGCATCGGTTTGCGCTCTCGGGCGTTCAGCCGCTCAACTAGGCCCGGGCCGTCGTTGAAGTTGAACCACCGACCGTCAATGCCTTGGACGCGGCCGGCGTTCGGGATGAGTTCGATCCACTCGGGCGCTATTTCGGCGGGTGGCAGTTCGCGACAGAGCGCCGGTAGATAGCGCTCGCCGTCGCGCCTTAGTGCGGTGGACAGTGCCGCCCGCGGCGTTTCGGATTGGTTGAGCGCTACCCGCGGCGTTTTTGGTAGGGTGCCATACACGCGCCGATTGTGTTCGGTGATCGGCAGTTCAGTCAATGCCGGTTGTGCCGCGTGTGCCGAATGTCCGCGATCCATCGTCGCTTTTTGCGAGCCTATCGACTTCGAGCTCGTCGACCCAATAACGGCCGACTATGTCTCGCCGCACCGCGCGACCGCTTAGGCGACTGTGCTCGCCGTGAATCGCCGCGACGGCCCACCGCCGGACGGTTCGCGGGTGCACTTCAATTAGGCGTGCGACATCGCCGGTCGACAGCTCGCCTCGTCGTTTCATGTGTATGTCCCCCCGTTGTGTATGACGGTCCGTTACTATTTGATCCTATCGGTATCCTTTTTCGCCAGTTTCGCGTCGCGCGCGGCCTCAATTAGGCCTTTGTTTGTCGTGGCACCCGGGTTGTAATTCCAGCCGGGGTCAATGCCACGCGGTATGAGCTCGGTTTTGCCTGTTAGCGGATTGCGCCACCGGCGACGCTCGACGATCGGGCTTTTGGACGGACCGCCACGGCGACCCGCTTCGCGGCGCGTAATCTGTATGACGTGGCAACGACAGCCCCACCCGTTCGGCGTCATATGTTCGTCCCACCAAGGGTCCTCGACGGGCAGTATGGTGCCGGCCCACGACACGTGCTCTTCTCGGTGTCTCGCGGCCGGCCCGAGAGCATAAAGAAGATAGGGCAAGGCCGTCTTGGTGCGCTGTATGCGTTGCCACTGACCGGTTGCCCTCGATACGCGCATATTCGTTTCGTATATCGTGAGCAGCCGCGCGGGAACGCCGCGCACCGCCTTCGCATGGTCGAGCCAAAACCCGGTCTTTTCGAGCTCGGGAAGTGCTTTTTTCTTGAATGTCTCGAATGTCTCGCCTTTTTCGAGTGCGTCGGAAAGTATCGTCTGCATTTCTCGCAGAACATCGACTTCGAGCACTTTGGCAATAACGAATGCCCGCGCGTGTTCTTCTTTCCAAGTTTCGAGATATGAAAACGAAGGCTTAAGCCTCTTGGCTTTAAACCATGCGATAGCCTCTTTAGAGACCGGGCCCGGTGCTTTCCACGTCGTGGCCATTAGAGCTCGACCTCGTCGGTCGCATCGCCGAGGCCGCGTGCCTGAAATAGCTTGGTCGCGAGGTGCTCGACGAGTTCGGCGCTGTTCACCCGCTGTAAATAGTCTCGCAGTAGCGTGCGCAGCTCATCGTAGTTTTGGGCTTGGTCGATGATAGAGCGCATCGCCGCGGTGGGGCCGTCGCCCTCGTCGAGCAACCGCACCCAATCCGTTTCGAGGGCGGCCCGAACGAGCTTCTCGACCTCGTCTTGTGTCTCGGGTTCACCCTCGGCGAATGTCGCGGTGTTTTTCGCGGTGCGTTCGGGTGGCGTACCGCCGGCGGGTTGGGCCGGCGCCCCGGTTGGCCCCTCGGCGGTAGCGCCCCCTTTGGGTTGTAGGATCTCGGCGTTATCGTCGGGTTCGTCAAGTCCGAATTTGTCTCGCACAGCCGAGGCCTCAATACGAAGGCCGCGGTCAACCCATGGTGTCAGTGCGTCCGTGAAGCCCTTTAGGTCTTCCTCGACCCGCGGTTCGAGCCGAATTCGCGGGTATTGCCCGCGCGGCCTCGGCCCATAATTGAGGTCGACAAATGGCCGAATGACGTCGCGGTAAAGAGTCGCGGCGAGGTCGACGCCGTCGCCGCGTAGGATGTCCTCGCGAACCTTGTCATGAACCTTGGCCTGGGCAAGGCTCGAACCGTCCTCGGAGGTCATTGTTTGGCCGAGAACGGCCTTCGAAGTTTCCTTATTGAAGTAGTTCGCTAAGCCCTCGAACAATCGATCGCCGCCGGTGCTCTTGGCCCCGTCGATGATCCTGATCATCATGCCGCTTGGCACGATTGCGGCCGCGTCACTGCCGAGGTTCGCGACGGCCGATAGAAGCTTGGCCTTGTCCTCGGCGGTGGCGGCCTCGTCGTATTCTCCGATCCGCAAAGGCAAACCGAATACCTCGGCGAACGCGAGCCAATCCTTTAGGCTGTATGATTTGCAAAGGTAGGCGCGCGCGGCGAGGAACGCCAACCCACCGCGCACAACCAACCCGTTTTTGCGTTGTGCTCTGTGTTGAACGTAGGCATATGCGGGCAATATCTCGCCGAGCGGGTTGTCGGTCGTAACGAGTAGCAATTCGTCGCCGGTCTCTCTGTCTGGCAAAAAATAGCGCGGGTCGCGCCATTTGAATTTGGCGGGCCACCATTGGCTTTCTGACCGCTCCCATTCGATTTCTGATATCGAATACCCTTTCGCTATGGCGTCGCTCATATCGTGAATGAGGCGCAAAAAAGTATCCTCGCGGGTCAATGCTCTCAGCTCTTCCGCGAGCCTTTCCTCGGCTGGGCTATCGTCAACCGCGTCGATATAAACCGGCAATTGCTTGATAGCGGTTCGCCGCGTCGCGAGCACCGAGGCATAATGCAAATCGCGCTCTTCCATTTCCTCGGCAAGGGTCAGATAGGCGCGCGTCTCGCCCTCGGTCGCGTCGCGTAGCACGTAGGCGAGTTCGAGGGGCGTCAACCCGGTGGCGATTGGGTCAAACCATGGCGTGCGAACACCCATGAGGCTAGGGGCCGATTTGTCCCGTTCGAGTAGCTTGCTGTGCTTCGCCGGCCGGCCGTAGGCGTCGTAAATCGTCGTCGGTGTCGTCGGCATTAGAGCGCCCCCCCTCGGGCGTGTTTCCAGCCTGGTTTGCCTGGCAACGGCCGGTCGACCCGGCCCTTATTCCGCTTGATATCCTTTGCGGATTGGTATCCGCCATATTGTATGCGAGGGCCAAGGCTTGCGTAATAGGCGAGCGCAATTGCGATCCCAGCGTCCGCATGGCGGGTGACTTTCGGGCCCCCTCGGTCACTGGCGACTTGTTTCTGTTTGAGCTTGGGCAACCTCGGAATTCCGTCGACGAGGCGAAACGCGCATATGTCGCGAATTATATCGTCGTCGCGCGGCACCCAAAGCATACCATCCTCGAACGCCGCCTTGAATCTCGGCAATTGCTCCGCATACCATCGTTCCCACCCATGCCCCGCGGTGCCGACTCGCTCGACCCTATCGGGCCGGGTCGGGTCGGGTTTGTGGTCCTTCCGCAGTGTTTGGGGGGCGAACCGTTGCGCAATTGCCTCGCCGAGGTACGCGCCGTTGCCGGTGCCATCGATTGCGGCCCGTTTCCATTTCGGGAGTCGTTGCAACACGAACAGCGCGATGAATCGTTGCTCGTCATAGGGCACATTGCGGAGTTCGACGACCCATGGCACCCGCCGACGGGTATCCTGCCCTACCTCGACTGGCACTATCACCGATAGGTCGGAGACCCGCCCAAAGTCTTGACCGTAGGTATGCCAGCGCTCGGGATTGAGGCCGTGCAATAGCGGCAACAACGTCTCTGTGCACCAATCCTCGGCCCATGCGCGCCGAAACTCTTCCGAGCGGGTGGCGAATTCGTCGGCGAGCGAGAGCCGCACAACGGGTACATCGATGGCGCGTTCCTCGACGAGGCCGCGCGGTATATACGTCCCGCCGCTTCGTCGCGGAACGCAATCGAGCTCTTCCGAGGCGTCGTCGCCATAGAAGTCGCGGATCTCGCGTTCCCATTCAACGCGGCCCTCGGGCGTCGGTGTCTCGCCGTTCACAAGGCATATGCGCTCATAGAGCCCGTCGGCGAGCGCATCGGCGAGGGTAATCGTGTGCAGTGAATAGGGGCGCCGACCGGCCTTTATGTCCTCGACCAGCACAGCAAAATCGTTTTCGACTCCGTCGTGGGTCGAGACGATATCGACGCGCCCCCCCTTGCCCCACATTAGGAACGCGATACCAGCCTTGAGTAGCCCCGCAAGATCATGGTGAAACGCGGCCTCGTCGATAATGAGTCGGCCTTGTTTCGAACGAAGGTTTTGGGGTCGCGAGCTCAACGCGTGCAATCGGTGACCGCTGGCGAAACGGATCACAAACATGAGAATACGGCGGGTCTCCGAACCGTCGTCGGGTTCGTCATCGAAAAAGGCGACCTCGACCTCGGTGGCGATGAGCCTAAACGCGCGCACGAAATGAGCGGCATCGGAAACGAATTGCTCGGCCATTTCTCGGTTGTATCCGATATAGAAAACGTCGGAGCCAGTGCGCGCGGCCGCGTCGAGGGCCGCATCGCCGGCGAGAGCCCACGACAAACCGATCCGGCGGCTTTTTTGAATGACTCTAACCTTTGACGGGTCGGCGCATACGCGTTGCTGGTATGGCAAAAAAACGGGGGGCGGCTCGACGAGCGGTGTCATGCGTTGTCGCCCTCGCCGTCGGATTCAATCCCCAAAACGCGGCGGCGAATCTCGGTCACCAATTTTGCGGACACACCGCCGGCGGTTTTTGCCTGTGGCTTGGTGTAAAACCCGTGCCGTTTTCCGAGCTCGCGGAGCGCGCCTATTTTATCATGCATCGAAACACGGTTTTTCGTGACGTCGAGCGTTTCGTCGGACCCGGGCACCGAGGTTGTCTCGCTCCGCACCTCGCGTATTGCCGCGTGTGTGTCCTCGTCGATTGCGTCGGCGTCGAGAAGCTTCACGCCCCCGTCGGCCGACCAATTGACGGCATCGCGAATGCGCGCGAATGCAATCCGGGCATATTCCCGCTCGATTCGCTCGACGGTAACGAGCAATTTATCCGCAACCGGCCGGTGGGCGGCCTCAAGGGCTGCTTTAACCTTAGCGTTTCTCAACAAACGCGAGGCGCCCGTTTCGGCCGCGGGGCCCCGGGCCTTGTACCCCGCTGCTCTGTAGGCCGCCGAGGCAGTCTGTGACGGGTCCGAAAGCAGCGCGAGGACAAACGCTCTCGGCATCGGCTGCAACGCCGCGAGAGCCTTCGCGAGAGCGGTGGCCCCGTCGTCAATTGGCGGGTTGGGTGCCATGGCTACACCTCGCTATCGCCGCGGGTAGCCTTCAACCATGCCACCGCGGCCCGGGTTGCGCCGTCGTCGTCGATTCGTTTGGCGTTTAAGGTGGCGATATCGGGCACACAAAACACGCAACGGCGCGAGGTCCGGCGGTGCTCGCAGTCCGATTGCAAATGCCAGGCGTCAAGCCACGCCTGGCGCAATAATTCGGCGAACCCATAGTCGACCCGAGCGCTCATCGCGCTACGCTTGCCCATGGGCGAGCTCGTTAGAGACCGCGTCGCGAGCTAGTAGCATCGCCTCTCGCACGCGGAGTATTGCCGCGTCTCTGTCTGCACCGTCCGGTACCGTGGCAACGATGACGTGCGCGAGGTCGAACGCGGCCTTTCTCAATCGTATGATTCGCGACTCTTGTTCATATGTCACTGTCCAAGCTTTAAACCATACTTCGAGGTCGCGTAGCGCTCGGTCGTCGATGGTTTTTTTTCTCATGACACACACCATAGCCTATCGTAGCCCGCGTCGCTCAATTGCCGGGTTGCGTCCGCGACACCATAGGCGACGAGCGCCAGCCAATTGCGCTCCCTCAATAGCGCGAGCCATTGTATTTGTTCGTCGGTCGGCTCTGCATAAGGGTCGACGCTCCGCGGCGGTTTGAGCTCCAAAACGGTGCCGACTTTGCCCGGTAGGTTCGGCGGTGCGTCGTATATGGTGACGTCCGGATAGCCTCGTTTGACGCCCTGGCGCTTCAACTCGGCCGCGACGAATAGGTTGCGCGCCCCCCCGTTGGGCACATGCACCCAACATATGCCGCGTTCGTTGAGCCACCGAGCGAGGGCGCGTTGCTCGGGCGCTTCGAGTTGCCGCGGTTTTTTCCTCGTCCGTTTTTTGCGTGGCGCGGCGAGGGTAGCGTCGCCGGGGCGCGCCGGCGTCCGGCGGTATCGGGTCGTGCGAATCACTTCACAACCTCCGAAACGCCGTCTTGATAGGGTAATACAATCGTGCCGAATTTTCGAAACGCGTCGACCCATAATTGCTCGTCGACGCCAACACCGACGAACACGCTACTGTGTGTCGGCCTGTCTTTGCCCGAGCCACTGTTGTCACCGTCGATATGCTTGACGCGGTGCGAGCAAAAACAGAGTGCATGCCCCCATAACGGCTGAAACCACGGGTCACCGGTGGCGACGTTAACGATTGTGACGGCGGCCGTGACCCGTTTTAGGGCGAATTCGGTAAGTAAGTGCCGAACCCATACCGCGTGCGACCGACTTTGTGGGTCGTGTTTTGACCTCGGACAATTGAGCCATACCCGACCGTGCCATTGTTGCGACAAACCATCGTCGGCGCGGGTGTAGTAACGGGTAGCGCCGACTGTCTCGTTTGCCTCGGCGCAACTCGCCGGGTCGAGGTCGATAGCCCCACCCATTGCCGCTCTCGCGGCGTCGACATAGCGTTTGGGCGTCCACCATTCGCACGATTCATTTGACGTTAGCGCCGCATGCGCGCGGTCGGCGGGTCTTTTGCCAGGGCGTTCGGCGAGCTCGGCCTCGACGGCTTTTACGGCGTTGTCGACTTGCGCCGGCGTTGGCATGCCGTCGGCCTCATGCACGGCGCGTTCCCATGCCGTTTTCGCGGCCTCGGGCTCGTCTTTAAGCCGCACAAGCGGGCGTGTCTGCCTTTCTGTCTCCGGTTGAACAATGGTCGGGGCGTCAACCTGGGTTGACGTATCCGCGTCTCGTAGAATCCTCGACACGACGGTCGCGCTCTCGATTTGATGCGCGCGTTGTCGAGACATGCCCCACTTTTCTCGAAGATACTCGCCCCATGTGGCATGTGTCGCTCGATAGAGCGCCGAGGCGCGGATCTCGGCGAGGGCCGCACCGGTCGTGATAAACGTGCTAAGACCGCGGCTAATAACCGCCTCGCAGTGTTGTAACCGCGTTTTTTCGTGGTCGTTGAGCGTCGCAATCGTCGTTTTGGTCTCTGTCGCTTCGTCTGTCATATCGCCCCCCCGGGTGAATACTACGGCCCTTGTTTGCTCGATGTCCGCGGCTTGCCGGTCAACCAACTTGCGGCGTCCGGGCAAGTCAAAAAATGCTGCATATAGCGGGTCGCACCGCCCCCGTCCGACGCCCACCATGCCCGTTGTTTTCCGCTATCTCGGTCAGTGATTAGGCAAACGTTGCCGTCTGCGTTCGGCGCGCTATCGAGGCATATTTTTGCACCCGATTGCATTCGTATCCATTGCACCGGTGCGCCGCAATCCGGGCACCGCTCGGCGTCGTTTCTCACAGCAACCGCCACGCGATAAACAGAATTGCGGCCCATGTAACGCACCCGAGCGTTACAGCGATAATTACAGCCCGCGCCGGCATGGGCGGCGTTGAATCCCCGGGTGAATAGTGGCTCATCGTTCGTCCCCCCCGTCGTCGCCGCGCGAGTGCCGCGCGGGCGGTGTCTGTGGCGCTCGACAATGCCCTCGATCGGGCCGTGCCTCGCCTGTGGCGCGTTTTTGGGGCGCCCCCCTCGCCGTATATCGCGAGGCGCCGTTTGCGGCGCTCTACGGCCCTCCTACGCGTTTCCACCTACGGCGATAGTCGGCACGCAAAAGCCGCGCGCGGCGGCCTCGGCCAAGGCGCGCGCGTCCGCTTCGGCTCGGCGACGCCGTTCGTCGGCAACGAACCCCCCCCATGCCGCACCGGGGCGCGAGGCGTATTCGGCGAGGGCGTCGTCGAGCGGCTCGGCCTCGTCGAGGGATATCAAGTCATCGAGGTGTCGGCCTGGCGCGCCGAGGCTGTAACGCGCGCCGAGGGCGCGGAAACGCTCGGCGCGCTTGTCTTGGCGTCGGGGCCCGGTGGCCTCGCCGGTGGCTTGCGGCCAAGTCTGGGATAACTCCCATCGTTGGCGGTGGCCCGCGTTGGCGGCCGCCCTCGCGGCGTACGCCCATGGCGCCAGCTTGGCCCTCTCCGCGGCGTACGCGACGACGTACGCCCAATAGCCCGGGTGGACATCGCCGAGGTTGGCCAAGGCGTCGACTTCGTCCTCGGTGGGGCTAGGCCAATCGTCGGGGGCCGCGCGGATCATAGCTACTAAGTTTCGTGGGAGGTTTTTTTGCTTAACAGGCGTAGCCTTAAATCCAACACCAACAACAACCTCCTTCTCTTTGGGGGTTACATGCGTTTCTGTAACGTTTTCGGCGTTACATGAATCGGCGTTCAATGCCTTGCGCTCTCGGTGTCTTCGCACGCGCTCTCGGGTGAGCTCTCGCGCGCGCTCTTTTTTCCTCGCTTGGTGTAAAACCTCTGTTCTGCCGTAGTATTTGTGCACTTCGTATCCGTCCTCAACGACGTCTATCAGACGGCATTTGACGCATTGCTCAACGAATTCTCCGTCGTCGCCGTCCCATTGAGCGAGAATCTCAATCGATTCGGCGTCGGTCAGAAACCCGTTAGGGGCCTCTCGGAGCAACGACGCCCATAGCGTCGCGAGGTGACCGAGGGCGGTCGGCCGCGAAACGCGCAAACGGCGAGCTAACTTCGTGATTTTTGGCGATGTTGCGGCGGATTCTTCTAACGGGACGTACAAACCCTTGGTCGCGCGGCGGCTCATCGCGTCCCCCCTGTAACGTTTTTTTGCGTTACAGCCCCGTTACACTGTTTCGCCAGACATATGTCCGTTTCGCCCGCTCTCTGTGCCCTTGTAACGCTCTTTTGCGTTACACCCGAGTTGTTGGTTGTCGGCCGTTGTTTTTGTCGGATCATGGTTCTATAGACGCCCGTTGATTGTTGTTCGCCAAAGTGGCCGCCTCGGTTCGCCTCCGGGGCGGCCTGTCTTTTCCCCACCCAAATAGCACGCACCGGTGCCAGTGCCACGAACGCGGCCTTGTATTTTGCTGCGCTATGAGGGCCCGGGCCCGTATTGTTATGCGGCTATCGGTTCGAGCGGCATTAGGAGCGCATCGACGCTCGTCCCCAGTGCTCGCGTTATCGGGATCAGTGTTTCAAGGGTTATTGTGCGGTGTCGGCAAACCTCTATTTGCGCAATGGTTGCGCGCGGTAGACCCGCCTCGCGACCGAGTTGCGTCTGTGTCCAGCCGCGGGCCAACCGTTGGCGCCGCATATTTGCCGCTATGTATTCGAGATGCCGTGACTGTGGTTTACTGCGCATGGCTGGTGTGTAGTCTGTAACTACGCAGCAACGCAAGCATCAATTCCGCTCGGCGGCGTTTGTCGTGTGTCTCCGCTGTTTCGGCCGTTTCCCTTGCACCCCCCCCTTGCGTCGTCGGGTGTTTCCAGACTACACACGAGCCATGACATTGCACGTAGTGACGTACCGGTTGCCGGGTACCTATCCGTCGTATCAGCAACGGCGTTATCGGCGAGACGAATTAGCACGGGCCGCGTATGAGCTATACGAAACCGGTGCGGCGCAAATATGGGTCGACGGTGTGCGCGTCGCGAGGGTTAAGGGCACACCATTGTCGGGGTGTCTGATTTGTGACACCGGGCCGAGCGCGGGTCAGAGTCCGGGTTATCGTCGAATCCATCGCGCGCCTTGGGTGGCAACGTGCATTTGCGGCGTCGAGAGCGTCGCGCCGCGCGTGTATCTCAGTCGGCGGGTTGCGACCGCACGAAGTCGTGGGCCGTTATGGGTGGCCCTCGGTGTCGTCGTCGTTACGGCCGCTATGTTGGCCTTTTCAGCGTTTTGCCGGGGCGGGTTGTGAATCGGTGTCAGACTCATGGTGTCGACACCGCACGATTACTCGGGCGTTGCCCGGGCTGTGAAGCGGACCGCGACGCGCGCGCGGCCGAGTTATCCCGTAATGACGCGATTGACGAAGCTCGGCGAGCCGCGGAGTGTCACACGACCGGTCATTCAATGGACGAGCGTTGGCATATTGAGCTATCCCGCGAGCTCGAGCAAACGGCCGTGGCTCTC